CGACTATCGCTTCTTCTTTTTCGTGAAGAGCTGCAAGTTTATCTAATTCCTTTTGTATTTTTTGTAGGGGTGTTGGTTTCTTCGCCATATTTTCTCCTTATTTTGTTAAGCCTTTTGTTTTCTCGAAGGACCTGAGCCCCGCAACTCCGAGCATTGAGGTAACGATGGCTAGTAAAGGCCCTGTTTGAATTTCAGGAGCTGTTAGATCAAGTCCAGAGAACTTCGCATACCATTCAATTCCAGGGGAGACGATGAACTCAAAAATTAGCGCGAAGGCCCCCGTCCAGCCAATCATGGGCCTCCAGCCCGCAACAAAAATCGACTTATGGGCGCCTTCTTTAATATTTACATCAATCTGTTTCTCTGCCAGCTTTTGTTGGATACGCTGCATAAGAATTTTCTTGTCAAGTTTTTCTTCCTCCGAAGTATGTAAATCATCAATAACGCCAGCAATTTGTTTGAGGGCTCCGCCTTTACCACCTAGTAGTCCTGACAGAAGACCAAGCATTTACGCTCCTGCGCCTGTCATTTTCCATAGGATGAACAGAACAACAACGACAATAATACCGGCTTTAATCCAGTCTTTCATGCCCCAGTCATTCCACTCTTTGAGCCAACCCCAAATGTCTTTAATGAGTTTCATGTGAAACCTCCTTTGCTAAATTGGAAATTAATCTACCTCTTGTTCGGAACTTTTGCAATATGCATTAAAATTAAAAATTAAAAAACGCCTTTAAAAGGTACTTTCTTAATTTGCATTTTACTGCGTTGTCCCTTTGGACCTGATCCTAAATTTTGTTTTACCACAGGGCCCGGTACAACTACCGATGCTGTTGAAAGAACACTGTTTTTGTTTTTCATCGGCATTGACTCCGAGACAGTTTTCATATTTGGATGTTTATAGTTTTTCATATCTTAATGTTTAGTTATATTATTGTAATCAATCAAGAGATTATTTGCATATTCCCTAAAATGAGCCACCTCTTCAGGAGGAGCATATTCATTTAAAATCATATGCGATGCACAGCTCAATGCCATTGCTAAATTAATTGGGTTTATAGGATCCTTAGTCTTAGCCAACATCTGTTGTACTTCTTGATACACTACATTGGTAAGATGAGCTATATCCGGATTTTCTGTATTTATTGTAAACATATTAATATTTATTTCTCAGTTTAGAAGGCTGTTCTACTTTTGCAAGTGATATATCCTCCTTAATGGTGTCGTGAGTATCTTTATTATCTATTTTTTCTTGCTCTTGTCTCGTATTAATCACTAATTTTTCTTCATCCAAGTTTTGTTTCTCTCCTTGTACATGCGCACGTAGCTCTAACTCCTCAGCTCTAAGGCCTAATTCTTTTTCTTTTAGTTGAACAAGAGGATCTTCTTTCATTCCTTCTAAATATTCTTGTTCTTCTGCCACCATTTCCTCCGTTAACTCCTTAATTCTAGCAGAAACTTGCTTAGCAATCTCAATTTGGAACTGTTGCTGCAGTTCCGGAGGTACTTGTCCGCCATATTGTGCCGTTTGCTGTTGAATTTCTTCTTGATTCTTCATCATTACCTCTTCTTTTGCCAATTCACTTATGTGATTAGATATATGTGCTTGAATTAAAGATAAAACAGGGGGTGAATTCTTCACTAAATATGTCGACATAAAGGCACGATGGGTGTCAATATGCTCCATATGGGCTTGTTGTGGAAAAGCTTGCGCTGGTTTTTGCATTAACATAGCGGAATTCTCCATTGCCGCATCCACCGGCTGTGGCTGTGGCGGTGGTGGTAAAATTTGATCGATTTGTTGTACTCCCATCGCCTGATACATTCGTCTATAGGCTTCGTATTGGTTATGAATCTGAGGAGCGGCTTGCGCTAATTGCAATTGTGTCTGAGCCAGCGTGATACGCTGCGCCATTGAGAATATGTTTGGATCCGATACAGGAATAATGTCAACACGATCATCAAAATCCGTTTGCTTGATCATTTGGTTTCCGCCAACAACCGCATATGGATATTCAGGAGGAAGATATTCAGCAATAATTCTCGCTAAAATTTTAAATTCGTTTCGTTGGGCAAAGTGCAGTCTTTTATGAATGGCGCTCATTACTTTTGAGCCCTGTTCAATGATCGCCATGGTCGTGCCAACAGGATTTGCTTGTGAGCCTTCTCCTAATTTTTGATCAGCTACGGCAGCAAAACGTTTCCCCGCGTCAACGACAAAACCGAGTAATGCGAATAATGTTTGATCGGGTCCCTTGTAGGGAAGAGGCATGAGACCTTGTCGTAAGTCACCGCTTGGCGCGTCAATGTCCCTGAACTCTCCTGGTTGCAACGGCGTGTCATCATCTTGAATGCGAATGCCCCGTGCCTTGAATCCGGCAGGTAAATTCGCCAATGTTCCCGCGTCAATCAGTTGACGGAGTGCTGATGTCGCTGTTCTGGAAAGACCTCCGAGCATGTGAATGAGACCAAAGCCGTAAAAGCCAAGGCCCGGTAAAAACTTGTAGTGAACAAAGTACGGAATCTTTTTGCGTGTTGGATCCTGCTCCTTGTAATTGCGGTAAATGGATAGAACTTTTCCCGAGTCATCGTCAACGGTAACGACATAAGGAATCTTAACGCCGGTCGGTGTTCCGGACTCTGGGTCCTGATCTTCAAATCCTTCTATGTCCAGATCACAGTGGATCTCCCACAGTTGGTATATCTCGTCATAATTTATTTTTTTCACTCCTTCGAGCTGATCGTACTTCTGCTGAATGCGGCTTTGATCCGGCGACGGATCCAGTAATTCTATGTCCCTGTAAAATCCTGCTACTTGCGCTTTTCTAATTTCATTTTTCGTCATCTTCACGACGTGCGTCACGCGCTCCGCCGATTCCAGATCGGTTGACAAATAAGGCACGATTAAGTCCTCGCTTGGAATGAACTTAGCCATTGGTCGCTGAATTCCCCCATCATAATAAATTTTCTTGAACGCTGATCCCGCTAAAGGAAGATAGAACAGCATTTGATCCGTGTCGGGATCGTACTCGGTCATTTGATCCGTGATCAAATAATTCATGTACTGCTTGACGCGATGCGCCTGTTCCTCCACTTCCCTGGTCTGCTCTCCCACCACGTTGCACTTGACAGGACCGCCACTCGGTAATAATTCCTTGTAGGCTTGCGCCTGGAAAGCTGTCACGCTTTCGGCCAGGAGCGGATGGTTCACGGAGCTTGCACCCCTGAACGGCTGACTTCTTTCAACGTACTTGAATCCCAGCAGATCCAATCCCTGTGTATAGGTGTGCATCCAGTCATCACGGGAGCTCTTGTCGTCCTCGACTTGACCCCTCAGTTCGGTTGAAATATCCTGTAATATTTGGTCATCGAGCACTTCCGCCAGGTTGGCTCCGAAAGGAACGTCCTCGCTGATCATCTCCTCTTCGCCCACGGTCACCGATCCATCGGGATTTTCCGTGATCAGAGAAGTATCTGTTTCCTCGATCTCGACATCCATTGGATTTTCAACTTCCAATGCTGCCTGCTCCTCGGGTCTAATTGGTCTTTCAACGGCCATTATCTTCTTGACTTCCCGTAGCCGCGTCTCGCGGCGCCACCTGATTTCATTTTAATGACATTGCCTGATTTTTCCGCGTTCTTGAGCATGTCCAAGGCTTTCTTGTTAATCGGTTTCTGCTCGATGGTGATGCTGAGCATGCTTCCTTTTCCTTTTTTATTATTATGCATATAATTCTCCTAAGCTAACTTACTCTTTTTTTGTTTTGATTTCAACTTCGCTGTCCATGGTATTGTCTTTTTAAATTTATAGTAAGCTGACTTAGGATTCATGAAACTCGCGGCCATCTTCTGCTTCTTCGTCTTCTTTTTCTTTGTTTCCTGGACCGTGAATCCTTTGACGTAGCTCATTAATAATACTCCAACATCTGTGTGGGAGGTAAACTCGGAGGATCCTTATAATCCTCTGGGTGCACGGCCAACCCCACCTGGCGATACCTGATCAAGGCCTGCGTCATACTGTCGACCAAGTCATCATTGTCACCATAAGGGAACGCTGCGCATTCCTCCACCAACTCTTCCGCCCACTTATCTTCCGTGCGCCATACTTGTCCCGCTTCAAAAAGTGTCGACACCGAGTTAACACGTACATGCTTATCATTTCCCCGAGACGGTGTAAAGTTAACAACGGGAATTCCGAAGCGTCGAAGCTCCTGGGTGAGCGGGGTTCCACTCGCCTTCTGCTCGATGATGATCGTCTCGGGCTCCCAGTATTTCCATTGCTTGAGGGCGACAGTCTTCAACTCGGGAAAGTCCCATCTGCCCTTGTGCACATCCAACAGGATGATGTTCGGCGTGATGTCATCAACAAGAAAGACGCCC